GACATTACTAAAACTAAATTTAATGAAATGGTTAAGTCACTAGATACTGTTGACTTATCAAATGTAATGGAGACCGAGGATAATACAGATCTTTCTGGCGAGCTAGCTTGCTCAGGCGGATCGTGCGAGGTTACATAACCTAAACTACCGGATACAGAAAAGGGGAACTTAACGGTTCCCCTTTTTTATTTACACCAACCGCAGTTGATGCATATTGGACATATGTGTTTCATAACGTTATAATTTATTTTTCACCACACTTTTTACTTGGGTTGCCAACTTGTACCCAGTTTTCTTTTTCAAACCAGTCTCGTAATGTAGCGCCTTTTTTACGAGCTCCTTTAACAAATGATTTACTCGATCTTTTATACTTACCACCTTTAGCAGCAGAGCGTTTAGCTCGCACTACTTTATCGCGCTCGCTTTGACTCATGCTACGAACTTTAGCAGCAGGCAAACAAACTTTCTTTGTACCTCCACCTTTTATTTTTTTAAACGGATTATTTTTTTGATTGTACGCCATGTTGTTTTTTTAGTTCGCGCTTAGCTGATCTAGCCAGCCTAGCCTGCTCAATTTTTCCCATAACCTCTGCTCTCTGCTCAAGAACTGTAAGAATCTGAATTTTTCTTGCATACGGTTTGTTTATACGTTTTACTTTAGCTATAGTTTTTCTAGCGTCAGCTACCGTAGCAAACTTTATAGATACAGTATCTTTAGGATTTTCATCTGTGTATAATCTTCTACCAGATCCTTTAGGTTTTTTACCTGTACCAACTACCGGGTCTTTGCGTTTTTTCATTGGTCTATTAGTCTGCATATTAATAAACCAATTAGCAAGCTGCTTATCTCTTGCTGTTGCGTCTTTTCTAGACTTAAGCTTACGAGCTTTTTCTATTGTAACATCGCCACCGTAAAGCTTAGATATTCTAGCTTTCAGTACTCCTCTATAAGCTTTACTTGCCATCTTTCTTTTTGCCTAATCTTTTTCTAACTATGTCTTGAGTCTTACGCATCTTAGAAGCATAGCTAGGATTTTTCTTACGATTAAATACGATCTGCTGGTTTAAGCTACTTATAATTCTAGACAAGTTACCACGTCTACTTTTAATTAACCAGCTAGCTAAACCACTTGCTGACAAATCTCTAAACTTACCTTTAGCATCAGGTGCATCAGAGTCATGCCAGTCAGGTGCGCCTTTAGGTTTTTTAGTTAAAGGTGATTTACCTTTGTAATGCTTATACATTTGCATACCTAAATCTTCTCCAAACTTTGAGTCAGACTTATAATGAGCTCTAGCTACGTTTCTACTACGAGATATATCTTTGCCAGCCTTTCTAAACTTAGCAGCAGCTTTAGGATACATATCAGCTAAAGCTTCACCTATTAAAACTCCTTGAGCAGAATGTCCTGAAGGATACGATGGTGTTTTCATAGAAGCCATTTCAACAGTTTCTAGTTTTATATTAGATTTTTTTGCTAATACTTTAGGTCTAGGTCTATTAAAATGTTTTTTTAGTTTAAGTATAGTTTTACTAGAGTCTTTAATTAATTGGCTAACTAATTCTTTAGGATATTCTACGCCAGCAGACTTAGCTACTTTTTTAAAAGTACCTTGTATGTCGTCTTTTTCTGTAATAAACTTTTTATTTATAGGAATTTTAGTTAACTGTTTGATCTCTTGATTAGTATCAAACGAGTTATCACTTGGCGGCTTACGTTTCATAAGCGGCTTTATATTAAAGTCCTTAAATAAATCAGCCATTACTTTTTACTTTTACCCATTTTACTAGGCCCACCAGCTCTAGTGCAGCGTACACCCCAACCAGAAGCATAAGCGCTAGGCCATACTTTAAACTTGCGTTTAGCAGCGGTTTTACAAGGCCCACTTATCTTACCTTTTAACGGCGAGTTTTTAGAGCTAATCATTTTTTCTAGCTTTTCAGCTTGTCCTTTATGTAGTTTAGAAGCTTTATTGAGTTCAGATATAATCTGTTTAACTCCAGCTTTTTTCATTTTAAATGCCATGATCTTAACAATTCCATCTACGTCTAGCAGCTTTACCTCTTTCAGAAGTCCAACTCTTTGATCTAGCGCAGAACGATTTTCTACGTTTAGCAGCTTTGCTACCTGGCTTTAGCTTTGAAGGCTTAGTAGTTACAGCCGTCTGCAACTTGCTGCCAGGATTTTTACGTTTATATTCTCTTACACCTTTCTCTGTCATACCGCCACCTGCTGCTCCACCAGTAGCGCTTTTATCTTTAGCGACAGGATTAAAGTTCTTACCTTTACCAATAGTTCTACGAGGCTCTGCTTTTTTAAACGGATTATCTTTAGTCCTATCATTACCAGGATTACCACCTTGCGTAAACGTTCTACGTCTACCGCAAGATGTTACTGGGAAAGGATTATTTTTCTGTTTATAAGGCATTACATTAATTCATAATGTGTCTTACCGTTTTTCTTCACGGCTCTAAGACACCTGTGTCTATTGTCTTCTTCTGATACATAACTCACGTGTACCCAAGCTGGATTTTTATCGTCACCAAACTCCCATATAATCTGATCGAAGTCTAAGTGATTTTTAATATACGTAAACATAGAAGCGTTTGTTCTATGTCCATACGTATCATCAAGATCAATTGCTTGTCCATGACAGTGCTGCGACTTTTTACTACCACCAATAGCTACGTTTAGCTCAGGTGATCTGTAAAAGCTGTTTATTTTAATTGGACCTCCAACAAACTTACGTAAAGGTTCAAATACTTTTTCAGCTATGAGCTTCATGTTTTCTATTTCTTCTACGTCTGGTATATTGTCAATACCTCTACGTAAAGCCGTGTTCGAGCGAGTTGCTTCTCTATAACTTATATGATCACTTATTTTGTCCATTATTTTAATATTACTGATACTGGTAAACCACTACCTACTAATGTTATTTTTAAATTTTGAGCAAAGCTGTCAAAGCTTAAATTATCTAAAAACAAACTTGCGCCAGGAGGTATTACTGTATTTTTAATAATATACACATCTGAATCAGCGTTACCTAAACCGTCGTCATAGAATAAGTCTACGGCTATATCGTTGCTGGCATGCTGGTTACATATGCTTGCTGTTCTAATATTTCCCTGAGCTACAGATTCTTTAGCTATTAAAGTAGTTGTAGCAGCTGAAGTTAAATCAAAAAATCCTGTACCTGCCATTATGTTAGTGTATGAGTTATTGTTTTGCTTACCCCGCCGTTTGTCACAGTCATAACTATAGAATATGAACTTCTACCTTTAACAGTAGTTGTAATCATATCGCCAAAAGCTATTGTCGTGTTACTACCTATATTAATTCTATTGTCTTTATTATCACTAATTTCTGTTCTAAGATAATCAAGCTCTTCTTGCATCTTTTGTATCTGATACATAATTGCAGATTCTACAGGAAAATCAATGGCGTCTAAGTGTTTGCCGTTGTCAAAGTTAGCTTTGATAGCTGCTAAATCACTACCAGTCTTATTGTGTATTCGCTCGTGTTTTGCTGTAGATAATGCCATGTTATATTGTTGCTATTGTTACTGTTGCGCCAAAAATTATTGTTGACCCAGACGCAGGCGCTACTTTTATTACTAAATCTTGACCGTTAGCCGCCGGTATATCTGTTATATCAATGTTTGCGCCAAGGTCACCTGTTGTTTCAGACACGTTGTTGTCAGCTCCTGTAACGTAGTTATATGATCTAACCGTAACCGCATTACTAGTACTAGCGCTAGCGTGCACCTGTACATGAGTTGCTTTATATCCAGTAGGTAGCTTTTGCCAAGCATACATTTCATCTGTAGTGCCAAAACAACTTACACCTAATGTGTTAGAAGTATCGTCTTCTACCATAAGAGGTCGACCAGCATCGTCGTTAATTACAAATTGATTTGGTAATACTTTTATAACAGTAGTGCTGAATGGGTCTGCTGTTACTCCACCAGCAGCTGCATTAATACGATCATCAATAGCAGCTGAAGTCATAATGCTGGTGTTGTTATCAGTGAACGATTCAGCAGATGTTTGTATAGAACTTATAGTTGCGCCATCCATTCTAAGATCACCATCTAAACGCGTGGTGCCGCTTACATGTACATCGCTACGGAACCTAGCTATAAAGTCAAATATATGTTGGCCAATATACTTAATCATTTAATAACTCTCTTGACAACAACGCGACCGTTCCAAACAATACGTACCATGTGTATTCCTGGAGGCCATAGGGACGCGTCTATCGCGTTCGTATTTGTTTTAGATACTATGATACGTCCGTTTGAATCGATCACGTCTACGTCAACGTTTTGATTTATGTTTAACACGTTGCCCACCGGGTTTGGGTAGACAACTAAGTCATCACCAGCTAGCACGGATTCTATACCTGTTACACTACAGTAGTCATATGTTGCTTGACAAGTATTATCCCACTCATTACTACAACAATATGGATCTGCTTCAATTACCCAAGCATAACACAAGTCATTCAACCAGTATGGTTCACCAGGTCCACCAATACAACCGGCGTCGTATAAACAATTGTCTGCAGGTTCGTTTGCAAGCTCGTTATAGTTGTACGCTAGCGGGTCCATACAGTCGACCACCACTTCCTCGCACGAGCCATTGTCAGTATTAGCAGCTGGATCATAATTAAAGGCGCTACTGTCAGTACAGCCATAAATGTAAGGAATACAGCTACCATCTTCAGCGTTAGCTTCCGGATCATAGTTAAACATTGTTGCGTCCGTGCAACCGTAGACGAAAGGTATACAGCTATCATCGTCAGTATTAGCGGCCGAGTTGTAGTTGAAAGCAAGTGGGTTCGTGCAGCCTAACACTACAGGTATACAACCCTCGTTATCGACGTTTGCTTCTGGGTTATAGTTAAATGCTTGTTCGTCCATGCAGCCAAATACTGCTAACGTCTGACAGTCTCCGTTATCGTAATCAGCTTCATAGCCTTGTGTATAATATTCTAAGTAACCTGCTTGAGTACAACCAGCTTGATAGTAGCAGCTACCGTCTTCTGTGTTTACTTCAGCGCTGTAGTTCTGTGCTAGCTCATCTGTACAGCCATAGCTAAACGGCTCGCAGCTATCACCGCAATAAGGTATAAAGCTGTACGTAGTCCAGTTAGGTTCATCAAATGGCTGTAACGCGCCTTGCCCGTTATCAAAGAAAGGGTTTGTACCTTCAGACAATAGTGTATCACCAGCCTCGTTAGTGATCAACACGGAGTTGTGTAACGTTTGAAACGCTAGCTCTTGTGCTGACTGTTGAGCATTACCTTGTTGAAAATAATAAAGCTTTACCTCTGCGTCAGAGTCTAAGTTAATAGTCCACGACTGTTCAAACGAACCAGGACCCATAGTAAATAACCATTGCTGATCGCCTTGTATCATACCTAGCTTTGAGTTACCCCAACCATCACCGCCGTCATCTTCAATAGTAACGTTAATAGCACAAGGGCTATTGTTGTCTGATATAGTAGCTAAGCTATCGTAGTTAAACGCCTCAGGATTTGTGCAGCCCCATACGTGTGGTGTTTCACAAGTATCTTGCACTGTTGCTAGTGGGTTATAATCTACATAGTCATCATCCATACAACCAGGTACGTCAGGTGCAGGTGGGCATGGCTCAGTAAATATAGCTCCAGAGTACATTGTGCCACCGTCAAACTCTGCAAATGCTAAATCTTCTAGCTCCCATATAACACTATCACAAGCTGTAATAATACAAGCGCCATCTTCACCACCCGAAGCTGAGCCGTTAAGCCCGTCACCAAACGTGTCTACTAGTATTAACTCAAAGCCTAGCGATACACAAAAGTCGTATGTATATGTAACGAGCTGATCACCAAAGTTGTACTCACCAGGAAACACCTGCTCATAAAACTGACCAACAGCTAAATCAACTAAAGTAAAACCAGTTTCGTTAGGCCAAGTGTCTAACGTTAATTCCATAGATACCAACGTCTCAGCTGAGTCGCACTCAATAACATTACACGTACCGTCTTCAACAGTAGCCCATGGATTATAGTTGTTTGCTAGATCGTTAGTGCAACCTGGTACTAGCGGTAAACAAGGATTAAGCGTAAAGTCTATAGTATCAACCGCTGTGTTAAACTCATAATTAGCTGTATCTAAACCACAGGCATTATGTAATCTATAAAAACCTTCACCAAAGCCACAGCAAATACCATCACCAAAAGCGTCCATCATGACAAACTGGTAATCACCAGCAGGTAAGAACTTTGTTACAGTTAATAAGCTATTGTCTTGGTATGGAGGATTAACTGCGACAACTTCTTCATCTTCGTTTAATATCTCCCACGATGTTTCGCCGCCGTAGTTATCTGTTTGCACAGTAATATCTAACCAACTGCCCTGTCCTAACAATGTACTAGCTAGCAGCCAAAACAGTATCACAAATATGTATCCTAACTTCTTCATTTAAAAATCACTATATATAATTTCATCAACTACGTTCTGCACTTCTTTGCGCGTAGCTTCCATTTGCATCATGATGTTTGCTTGAAACCTTTCAACTTCTTTACCGTTGAAGACTATAATAGTAGGTACTACTACGATCTCGTAGTCAGACTGATAAGTTCCCTCGTCTATATTGACGTTCATAACCTCACAGTCAGTTAGCTTGTCAAGATAATCTACACTATTACTCGCGTTCCAACTGGCATTAAACTGTACAACACAGATATCACTATTGCACATGTTCTGCCCAAAAGCCGTGCCAGCTACAAACATACATAGCATTAAGAATATGTATGCTAACACTGTCCTAAAGTTCATTGTCTCTTCCATGACTAGTTTAGTTTATCGATTTTTTCTTCAATACGATCAAGATCTTCTTTGAGCTCAGACACATCTTCTTGTGTAGTCATAATAGTCTGACGCACTAGTTTATCTTTCATATCAAACTCCATACGAGTTACGTCTGGTGGTAGTGGTTCAGGCAGTTCCTTTGCTAAAGCTATATCAGCTTGTAGCGTAAAGTACATACCAATTAAAGCAGCTAACCCTGCTGATGCCATACCGATTGTCTTGAGGTCTAGTGTTACTTTAGTATCCTCACCTATTTGCTTTGCCATATCTTAAAAGATTACATAGTTTGCTCCACACTTAAAGTTGTACCACTCTCTATTCCAGTACTTATAATACCTACCTTCAAGGAATACTCCTATGTGTTTGTTAAATTTGTGTCCATATATTAAACCAGCTGAGTAGTCAAGCCATTGACCACCTACTGTATTGTGATACATATACTCACCTCCAGTGTCGTAATGATAGGGTAAAATATTTCCCCATGTGTGGAACCAGAAATCGTCTGTAAAGTGATAGAAGTCGAACCCGGCAACCACTGAGTAATTCCATTGACGAGCGAGTTCACTTCTTTTTCTAGCAGTGTATTCAGATAAGATGTTAGGGATAGTGACTGCCTCCCAGACCTCAGTGTTTGTTGCAACGACTGTCCCGTCAGGAGCGAGGTACTCGCCTGTAGTAAGGTTGTGTGAATATCCTTCTTCAATTGCGAGGTAAGTGTAGTGTATGTCTCCTGTTGCCAGCTTCCACTCTTCAAGTGGATCATATCCGTAAGGTTCTGAGATACGCTGTGCAACACCCGCGTGCAAAGAAAACTTCTTACCGAGCTTAAGTCGAAATCGCTGTGATCCTTCAAAGTACTCAATGTCTGCAAACCCGTCTTCAAGGTACTCAACCTTCGCCATAAGTTTGTCTCCGATGTAACGAAAAAAGTGGTGCTGGTTAAAAAACTCTCTACCTTGTTGCCTTTCGTATGTAACTTCTCCAAGAAACTCTATACCGTTACGCTTACCTATATTAGCGTCAGCAGACCAAGATGTTTCTGATCCGTCATAGAAAGCATTAGCTCTGTTTTCATAACCAAACCTAGCGATCTTACGCACTCCCATAGATAAACTATAGTCAAAAGGTGTTGCTATAGTCTCTTGAGTTAACCCGTCAGTAACAGAGTATATAGTCTGATCTGATACAGAGTTACCTCCGTTAACAGCTGCGTAGAACGTAGAAAACTTAAACGCTTTCTTTAGCTCTTGAGCTTGCAGTAATGTACAGCTAAATAGTAAGGTTAATAATAAACTTAATCGTGGTAATAACATTTTCCTGATTTGTTTTTAGTTTTCATTTTACAACGTTTACCGTCTTTCTTTATATGTGAACACTGCACTTCATTTTGTTGCTGCGGTACAGGCATGTGTACTGTGCAAAAGTCTTCACCAGGTAAAGCCATGTTAGAGCAACGCTTACCTGATCCACTAACCGCAGCACACTGAACTTCAGTAGCACCTTCTTCTCGCTTTTCGTCTTGATCAAGCTTGTTATCTTCAATAACTTGACGTTCTTCTTCAGCTTTTTCAATTTCTCTTTCTCTTTTCTTTTGCTCTCTTCTTTCTTCTGCTTCTGCCGCTTTTATTTCTTTAACTTCATCACGCGCTGTCATAACATCTTGGTTCTCTATACCAAAACTCCAGCGGCTCCAACCTAAGAACATAGCTACTCGCTTCCATGTTTCATGATCAGAATCCATAGACTCTCTTATGTTCATAAACTTATTATAAAGCCTGTGAAGAGGTATGTTTGTTACAGCTTCTGTTGCATTAAACAACGACTCATACATTGGATTGTCAATGTCTGTTTTATCTATTTGATTAATGACGTCTCTGTTGTAGTGCCAAGTTCTTAAAGCACTAGCTAGTTTTCTAGCTTTAATGCCTATTGGAGGAGATATATTAAGAGCTTCTAATATAATTGGTCCTTCTTCAAAATCAGTGTAATACTTGTCATCATCAAGCTTTTCTTTTTGATCTATAAATTCTAGTATAACATTTTTAGTTGTAGATATAACAGCTCCTCCTATACCAGCACCTCTTAGCAAACTATCAAGCATACCGTTTAGCAAGTTGGCTTTTTCGTCTTCATCTATTTGATCTTCTTCGTCATCACCAAATAAAGCTGCAAATAAACCTTGCTGCAGTCCGTAGAATATTAAGTTCTGCACCATGCCGTAGTAAATAATCTTCGACATGTTAGATTTAATATCACCTCTACCATTAACTAAATCTTGCGCAGCTCGCTTCATAAGCCTGTTATACTGCATTGTTACGTTTTGGAACGCTAGTATAATCTTACCAAGAGGAGAAGCTTGTTGTTGAGATATTTTATCTTCTCTTGTAGACTGCTGACTTTCTTCAGCAATCTCTCTCATGTCTTCGTAAGCTTTTGCCTCAGCTTCTTGCTTACTTAAACCTTGATCTTGATATGTTTTAATTCTATTTCGGTACATAGTAGCACCACCAGTAGCAATAGCTAAACTATCAGCTATTTGAGTAGGTGTAAAACCTAGCTTAAGCATAAAGGCTATAGCTACTTTCATAGGATTTTTAGCGCCTTGCAACTCTCTTAATAACTCAGCCGCGTTTAAGTCAGTACCAATACCACCTCTTCTTTGTTTTAACCACGGTGAGTTAAATATCATAGACACGTCAGTCCAATATTGCTTTTGATTTGCAAATGCAGCTGCAGCTTTAAGTGGGTTATTGTCGTGCCAGTTTATGAAGTTAATATTAGATATCATCTGGAGCATTGCTGATCTAGCGTTAAAGAACATCGTTGCACCTACAGAACCGTTCAACCACTGCGTAAAGCTATTCATTAACCTGTTGCTACCAAAGTTTCTGGTACTACCAGTCTTCATGCGGTACAACATATCTTCAAGAGCTTCTCTATGATTACTACCAAATACAGCTTCTATCTTATTTAAGTTTTCTTCAGAAAATACTATGTCAGCATTTTCAATAAACTCAGTTAAGTATATTTTTCTAGCATCTTTCATAGCGTCTGCTACGTCTGATTCTATAGTACCAGCAGTCCAGTCGTTGCCAGGCTTTACATCGCCTTGAACAGACTGTTGTGTTATAGCGTTAATTCCGTCAGCATACGCCATTAAGTCAGCGTCACCTTTTACAATGTTAACTAAGTTAGTTAAATCAGCTTGAGACAAACCAGGTATATCAACACCCATACGGTTCCAGTTGTATACTCTAATAGCGTCTTGGTATGTAAACTCTGAATTAGGTATATTTGCTCTAAGCCTAGACTTAACATTAGGCAAAGCTTTTTTAAGCTCTTTAACGTCATTTGCTATAGCTTGAGTTACCATATCTAAATGTCTAACACCTCTAGCAAACGGATCAAATATATTTTCTTTAAACCAAGCGTGATGTTTTTCACCAACTCTACCTTTACCTAAGAAAGGATATATAAGACCTTTTAAATCTTCTGCTGAAGGTGGTAAAAAGAATTTAAACTTACCTTTGTTTTTACCTCGTTTTCTAGCTTTAGCTGCAGAAAATCTTTTATTTCTACCTACGCCTTTAGTTTCTTCAAGTATAATATTAAAAGTTGAGTCAAGATCTGCTGCGCCTTCTTCAAGTATCTCTGCAAAAATTACAGGTCCTCTTCTACTAAAGTTTAATTTAGCTTGTTGAACGTTGCTTTTAACATCGTATTGATCTAACAGCTCTTGTACTGCGTCTACGTTTTGCAAAGCGTCGTCAGCAAATGCTATATCATTATAACCTTCTGCAATAATATTCTCTGCTATCCAACTAGCTTTAGCTGCGCCAGTTGAGTTACCTAAACCAACAATGTTTTTAAGAGGTATATTTAAACCTATTGCATCTAAAAACTCTTTAATAGCTGGTTGAGATTCTGGAGCTCTTGCTGTTAGTATAAAAGTATCTTTAGTTCCAAACTTCTTAGCTCTTTCTAAAGCTTTGTCAAACATAGGGCCAGGCTGACCTCCCGTTACTTTGTTAAACTCTGAGAAGTCTGGCGTCCAACCTTCAGCTACTAGATCAGCACCTTGCTTTGCAAAGTCTTCAGCGCTAACTATTTTAGTTTGACCTTCTTTATTAAATATAACATTAGACTTTGTAGTAGCTAACGTATCATCAAAGTCCCAAATGCTAGCGCCTTTTCTACCTTCACGAGCGCTTTTAGAAAATAAAAGCTTATTAGCTACCGCTGCTTCTTTTATAGCCTGCTGTTTTCTATTTATAATCTCTGAAACAGCAGCGTGTCCTTGACCTACATTAACGTCTGTATTAGCTCCAATGCCTAGCAGACCAACCATTTTACCAGTCGCTACAGTAGCATTGTTGTAGTATCTCATCCAAGAAGGATCTGTTAAGCTTTGGTTTTCAGCTAAAGAGTTATTAAGCTTGGCTTCTTTAAGACCTTTGTCCATGCTATCAGATATAATAGCAACATCGTAGTTTGCAAACTGAACGTTTACATCTGACACACCACCTCCAAAAAGATGAGCATCAAATAGACCTAACACAACGTTAACTCTTGGCTGCATGTGCTCGTATACAGGCTTTAACTTTCCTTTGTTTCTCTGCCTTAGCTTACGCTTATAGTCACGAAGCTGCTTAGCGTTCATGCCTTTAGTCTCTTGTTTCCAGTTTTCTGGCAATAAGTCTTCGCCTATGTACTTAGGCTGAGCAGCTCTAGCTAAGCTTGGGTTCATGTTAGATAACAAGTTAGCAGCTGCCATTTGAAGATCTTCAGAGCCAGTTATACCGTTGTTGTATAAATTTACGTGAAACTCGACAAATCTATTTAAATGCTCTCGAGCCTCTAGGACACCCTTGCTTCTTTCGTCTACAGTATTGGTACCGTTAACGTAGTCGTCTACAACTTGATCTAGCACAGCAGGTCCTGACTGTGCATCTAAAGATAAGTCTGCTTGAGTAATGCTTACGGTTTGACCTTTGTAAGTAATAGGCTTACTAAAGTCTATACTAACGCCTTGTTTAGTTTCTTTAATACTAAACTTTAGATCTGGATTATTTTCTAGTACTTGCTCTAAAAACAATCTACCTGTAAATAGCTGAGCTCTTTTACCTCCGATCTTACCAGCGGTAGACATCTGCTGCTTTAGCATAGTCATTGACTTCATTATCGCAAAACCAGCTTCTGCCTCGTTAGCAGACTCTTCGTCTATTCTAGCAACTTCTTGCCTCATGAAGGCCATAGCGTGGCCTTGATGCTCTTTTACTTTAACTGGATCGTTGTACAAAGATACAGTATCAACATTAGTGCCAAAGTATAGCTTAACTTTAGTGTCGTTATCTACGACTAATTTATTTATTTCTGTTTGTATAGCCTCTTGTCTAGTAACTTTACCTTTATCAGTTTTCGGTATTTTATTACTAACAGCTATAGCGTGTATCGCATTTACTAAATTATCTATTTGAGTTTCGTTAAAAAACGAACCATATGTAGCTACAATAGCACCTCTTATATTTTCTTTAGAGTACTGCTCTTTTGCAGCTACATTACCACCTTGCTCAATAACTGTTATGGGTGATAATATATTTTGTGATAATTGACCAGATAAACCTAGTAATATACCTTGGTCTATCTCAGATCTTAACAGCTTACCTAAGCTACCAATACCTTTTTTAGAGAACATAAGACTACCTCTACCTTCACCTAGTGTAGCTACAACAGATAAAGGATTAGTTTCGTTTTGTATAGCTTGCTGTCTCATAGTTTGATTAGCACTAATCATAGCTGCTTGAACAGCTATAGCTCTAAGTGCGCCATCAAACTTTTTGTTGTTTATAAAGCTGCCATCAGGATTTATACCAAACGCTGCTTTAAACTCTTCAATACTTATATCTTGTCTTTTGTCTTGAGAAAACTTACCTGCTGCAGTTGCGCCAGACTTCATAGTAAGTCTATCACCTTTTACGTAGAACTTATTTAACAACGCTCTTGGTAGACCTGTAGCTTGGCCGCTTTGAGTTTGACCTTCAGGAAGCATGTCAATTAGCTCTTGTGCAAATGAGTTTACAAAAGTTTGAGCACTAGATCTTTCAGCGCTAGTCAAATCTTTGTTTTCGTTTATTTTTTTAGTAGATATGCCAAACTCGTTACCTACTAGATCCATAATACCTTTTAAAGGCACGTTAGGACCTACAACTAATTTCTTTACATCTTTATAAGTTAAGCCTTGAATATCTACACCAGCTTTCTGTACTTCTTTATTTATAGCTGTAACTAGCTCTGGCGAAGCATTAATGCTTTCTAAAAATACAGTAGCTCCTTCAACTTCTTTTATATCAATAGAAGCATCTGCTCCAGTACCTGATACTGTTTCAGCAAAAGTAACATTAGAGTCTTCTGCAAGCATAGCGTCTAGCGAAGTTGTTTCAGCTTGGCCAGACTCTTTATAAGCTTTCATAACGTCACCTTTAGCTCTATATATAATAGATCTACCAGCACCACCAGATACGCCTGTTAACCAACCGAATAAACTATCGTTTTTAGTAGGATCAAAGTTTGTAAGTAATCTTTCTTGTATATTTTCTTTTGCAGATCTAGTAAACTCTCGCAAAGCTTGAGGTGGCAAACCTAACTCTGTCATACCTTGTTGTACTAAGCCGTCTAACAAAGGTGTTTCAACCACTTTTAATAGTGCGTTGCTAAAGTCTATTGATCTTCGCCACGAGTCTAAGCTATCGTACTTTGGAGTTCCATCTTCGTTCTTAACAAACTGATCAAACTCTTGCATTAAATCTGGCTTAGATCTTATAGCATCTTCTATTGCTCTAGAAAAACTAGTTCTCTGCCTAGCTTCTTGTATAGCGGCCTGAGACTGAGCTAAAGAAACTTGTACAGGTCCTTTTGATTTTAATCTACCAGTAATACCTTTAGCGGCAGACCTTTGCAAAGTTCTATTAGTATAATTTTTCTTAATAGAATCTGAATAATTTACAACAAACCTTCTAACATCATCAGCAGTATCAAATCTTATATCTCTACCTAAACCTGTTCGCTGAATAAGTCTTTGTATACTGTCTTTAATTCTACCACCAAACGTATCAGCAGATAAACTTACATCACCATCTTGTATAGCTTGAGATAAATTAGTAAGTATCTCCTCACCTCTTTGAGTACCATCATACGAAGCTATAGTACGCTCAAAATTATTTTTAGCAGCTTCGCTTTTCCATTTAGCTTTGTCAGACATAGCGATGTCTAATAAATTCTGGCCTAATATACCTCTAGTAACAGGGTTTTGACGTATAGTATTATGCAAAAGAATATGCATAAACTCGTGAGATCCTGTATTAAATTTACCATCAGTTACAGAAGTTTGTTTATTAACAAACATTTCGTATCTAACAAGCTTACCGCCTTCAATAATAGGTAGCATAGCGCCATATTCTCTACTACCTTGTTTAGCAAAGTTTCTTAAATTATCTATATCACCTTGAGCATCTGATTTTTCTTGCTCAGTAGAGTTCTCATTATCTAGTATAGCTTGTTTATCAGCTATTGCTTCATCTATACCTTCTTGGTTTTTTATTTGATCGCTGTCTAAGTATTCTTCAAACTGTTTTGTATTACCTTCTTTTATTACTACTTCTGTTCCAGTACGCTTAGTAAAGTCCGCAGCTCTTCTTTTAACTGAGTCCATGTAAGACTTGTAGCGTTTATCTACTACATTAGGAGGATATCTTTCTAATATCTCATTTTTAATCTTTTGTTGAGACTCAAACGTTTTAGCGAGCTCTTCTAGTTTTTGTTTTTTCTCAGCTTCCGTAAGATTATTATCTTGCTGTATATCTAAAGCGTCTTGTTTAGCTTTTCTTTGAACTTTGTCAGCTTTTATTAAAAGCTTCTTTTCTGGATTAGTAAGTAGATCTACTCTCTTTATATCTAGCTCTATAGCCTCTGCCTTCTCTACATGTATAGCAGCTAGCTCATCTCTAGCTTCTTCTAGTAAAGCTTGATCTGCATTAGGATCGTTTGCTAATTTTTTAATTTTAGCTAATACGTTTTCTTCTCTAACGTCTAAATTAGCTAAAGTTCTTTGCGTGTCTATGCTTTTAAAAGGTGCGTATACTTTAGCAAAAACTTGTGGTGTTTTTATACTAGTAGCTATTAGTGATCCAGTGGCAACTGCTTCAGGTACTCCATCAAATACACCTACATCTTTCTTGCCTAATACAAAAATATCTGTTAAGTTGTTACCTATTTCGGCAAAACCTTCTGTTATACTTTCTTCAGCTATTTCTCCTAATTGATACCTAACGGTTTGGAAAGCAGACTTAGCGGTGTCACCAAACATAGATCTTCTTAACGCAGTACCAAAACCGTCTTTTAAATCACTTTGAAACTTTCTTCTAGCAGCAGTACTAAATGAACCAGTAATACCGCTCCCAGTACCTTTAAGGATTTTAAGAGTAATTCTTTCAGATAAAGCTTCTGCAGCACCTGATAATCCTGAAGCAAGAAGCATTTGCGCTAGATTATATTCTTCACCGTATAAGCCTCCGCTCTCTATATACAATTCGTTAGCTTCTCTAAGCTCTTTGTATTTACTACCCATAGCGTTAGCACCCATAGTGCTTAGAGATAATATCTCAGCAACTTGATTAGCTCTCGCGGCGGTCATTTTACCTGCAGCTACAGCTCCTCTAGTAGTTACACTACCTATACCGCTAGTAGCTAACATCAAAGCTAACTGAGGTGCCTGTTGAGCTACAGTCATTAAAGCCCACTCTCCAAAATCACTAAAGCTGTCTATGTCACTCATAGACACCGTTTGCCTTACGTCGTAAGATTCACCAAACTCTCCAGTAATTAAAGCGCCAAAGCCATAACGCATAACACCTTCTTGTTGAAACTCATCAATCCAGTTTTGAACTCTTCTGTCACCGAACATTGTTTCAGCGTACCAGTCGTCAATAGCTTCATCAGTTTCTTCTCCAAAAACTTTACCTGCTAGGTAAGAAGTAATGCCTATAGAAACATCTCCTACAATACCGCCTAACTCTATAAAGCCTTGACCAAGCTCTACAACAGCGTTTGCAAGGGCGTCAGCGGCTAAAAAAGCTAAACCATTCCTGTCGTCAATAGTCTCCATGTACCAAGACAGGTCTTCTGCTTCAAGCTCAAGATCTTCTAGCTCATTTTGTATGTTTCTAGTAACTTGTAAGTTTACTTTAGCAGCATCCATATATACTTGCACGTTATCATACGCGGTTCTGTATATACCTTTTATTCTTTCAAGTTCTTTTTCAGCAGCGTCAAGCTCTTCTTTAGTTTTATATTCCTTACTAGTTATTTTTTCAACAGCTTCTTCAAAAGTTAAACCATCAAATCTTAAATTATTTAAGTGCTCTATAGCTTTGTTAAGCTGTCTACCGTTATTTTCAGTTTCACCTTTTATTTCCTGAAGCTCGCCTATTTTGTTTTTGATTGTGTCATCAAGAGTTTCCCATCTTTCTGCGGCGTCTTCTTCAAGATCTTCTTTAAATTTTTCTTCGCTATACCAAGTACTAGACTTTGCTCTTATATTTTCTTGTAAGTTTTTTTGTATTTGCGTGCCTTTGTAATACGAGTAAAGATCGTTATATATTTCAGATATAAGATCAGGATTACTTCTATCGATGTTTTCAAACTCGTCGTAAGCGTCGTAACCTTGATTAAGTAAAGTAAGCGCAACATCAGATCCTGTTATAGCATCTAAGCCTTCTCTATATAATTGCTGTTTTTCTTTTTGCGTTAAAGCATCTACACCTTCTGTTGCTAGAGCGTACTCATCATAACGCTTAATCATGTTTGCTATAGCTAATCTTACTTTAGCATCACTTTCAACTTGTTCAATGAATTGTCTGTCTTTTTCTTCAGCTTTAAAGCTAGACATGCCATTCTCCGCAATATCAGACGCTTTATTTTCTAGCTCAACATCTTGTTCTTCAGTTGGTCTAGACAGCTCAAGGCTTTGCTCAAGAGCAGAAGTATAATCAAACGCGTTTTCTTTTAACCACGCGTTTAAATTGTCAACGTCATCTTGTTTAACACCGCCACCTGTAGATATTTTAAATTCTTCACCAGTCTTAACTGATTTAAAAGTAAGCTCTCCAGCTAAAAACTCGTCGTTTAAATCTAAAACTTCAATACCAAGTCTTTTTAAATCGCCTTCGTTAAAAGCTCTTTTAGCCCAGTTTTCTTTTTTAGATAATTGATCTAAAGTTATAGTAGGTAATTGAGCAGCAGCAGAATCTTTTTTAGCTTGCTCTTGATCTTGATCTAGTTTCTGTTGTTTTCTCTGAACTTCAAGAGCACGATTTATTTCTTCGTTTTCAGTCTTTCTATTTTCGTCTGCTAGGTAAACACCTTCTATACTTTCCCAACCTTTTTTATCACCAAGCGTTATGTCAAACATAAGTTGCTCATAACCTCCTTCGTAATCTCTGTCAACAACTGATTTTTGAATAGCGTATGCTACGCCAGTTTTGTTGTTCGTGGTATACGTAATGTCGTCTACAGAATAACCGTCTACCGCAAGAGAAGCTTTTTCACGATTAATATTGTTTTGCCTTGATTTAAAAGTGTCTGTCTCCTCTTCTACATCTACAATTTCTTTAGATGCAAAATCTATTTGGCCTGTTTGAAGAGATAATTGTGAGCCTAGTTTAGCAGCTTCGTAAGGATCTAATCCATCAGCTTCCCACACAAAGTATCCTTGGTTATCTTGTTGTCTAAGACCTGGATCTGTTGCAGCTATACCTGCAGCGTCTAGTCTTTTCTTACGTAAAGAATAATTATCGCTTGTATAGTTACCTTCAGAGTCTAAATTATAGTCTTGAGCACTGTCACCAAAGTTAGAATTTTCACTCCAAAAGTCTTGGTGCTGTAAGTTATTTGCTGCTATTAAAGCTTCTTCACCTTGTAATATCTGGCGCTCTGGCGCTTCAGGCTGCTTATCTTGTTGAGCTTCTGGCTCTGGAGATACAGTGATACCGTCAGGTGAGTATGTAGTTAAGAACGACTCAAAATCACTGCTATATAATTCATATTGACTTACAGTATCAAAAACTTTTTGCTGATAATCTGGCCTTAAATACTGCCTTTGAAAATCTTCAAACGTTCTTGTATACAGCCCTTCTTTTACAAGGGTGTCATATAACTTTTGTAATTCGTTCATTAGTTATTCTTCTTCTCGTCTAGTGCTTGAGACTTCTTAGTTACATAGGCATTATGACCATTAGTCCATACCTGAAAACGTTTAGCAGCCATATAAGCTGCTATCTCTCTTCTACCTGCTTCGTAGCCTTCAGGCGTTTTAAAGAAAGCTATTATTTCTTCAGCAGTAACTGTGCCATCGCTATCTTTATCAGCCAACTGTTCGTTAGCTTCGCTAAGAGGATATACTAGCTCACCAGCTTGTAAATCTCTATCAGCACCAGCGTCGTCTTTTAATCCAAAGTCGTGGTCACCATTTAAAAAATCATCTTTAAAACTAGTAGATCCAGCCCAAGCATCGTCAATATAGCCTCCAATGTTGTTTTTATTAATCTGAGATAAAGCTTCATTTGCAGCTTTTGCTTGATTGAAACTTAACCCTTGGTAACCCCTCATCTCGTCACTGTCAAGAGTTTCAAACCACTTGTTTGATCTAGCTGTAGGCGCAATACCACTAGCCACCATCTCGTCAACTTCTCGTTTAGTAACAACTCTTCCATTTATTTCAAACCCCATCTCACCGTCTGGTGTCATAACAAGCTTAGCGCTACCATCATTAGAAGCTAACGCGCTTAATATAGCTTTATTTTCAGGTGAAAGGCTAGCGCTCCAGCCTACACCATCGTTTACTTCTTTAGCTTGTTGCATTACGTCGGTCCAGCCTTGTAGAGATTTAGCTCTTTGAGCTTGATCTTGTAACATTCTAGCAGCAGCAGCAGTATCACCAATAGCTATGGCTTTTACGTACTCTTCTTTGTAGCCAGCTTCCATTCGTTGAAACTCGTCATACAGCTCGCCAGAAGCCCATTGGCCTCTATCACCCATTTTAGAAAAGCCTACATCCCAAGCAGCTTCACCCGCTTGAAGAGTTTTGCCTTTCTCGTTTATCATCGTGCCTACACCCGTTAGTAGCTCTCCTCTAGTTGTAGTTAGATCTTCTAAGCCAATAGGTCGCTCAGCTCTTTTTACTCTGTCTAATATTTGAGAATCAATAGCGTAATCTAAAGTTCTGCTTGCTGCTTCTTTACTCATTTTCCAATTGGTTTATAAGATCCGTCTGGTTGTAACTGATATGCTATACCATTAATTGTTGTTGTAGCGCCAGCGCCTGTTTGACCAAAGCCTCCTAAAAAACTTAGTAGCTGAGTAGAGTCAGTTATATTACTAGGCGCTTGTGATGGTGTAACAACGCCGTCTGCAGCTGCGCCTTTTTTGCCAAGACCTTGGAAAGCAGCGAAACTAGCAAAATCTGCCGCGGCACCTACGGCTGTGCCTATACCTTGCATTTGTTGTTGCTTAGCTATATTCTGTTGCTCTCTTGCATTAGCTAATTCATCAGCTGACATACCTAACAATGACTGCGTCTTGCCAAACTCTGCTTGCCTGCTAATAAGTTCGCCTTCTCTTTCAAGACCTTGTATCCTGCTAGCTTCTTCAGCTGACTTGAGTTGATTAGCTCGTTCTTGCTCTGCAATAGTTACTGAAGCTTTTTGAGCATCAGTAGAAGCTTGGTTTGCTAATGTCTGTGCTAAAGCCGCTATACCAGACGCACCAGCGGCACCACGCATCTGCTGCATGATATTAGCTTGGCTTTGCATAGACTGCTGCCTTGTAAATTCAGCAGCTTGCTGATTTACAGTTAAATCTTCAAATGTATTTTCTAAATTAAGATAAGGATTACTAGTATCGAGCTGTGCAAATCTTTCTTTCTGCCTCTCCATCTCTATTCTTGCGGCATCAGCTTCTTCTTTTGCAGCTTTAGCTTGTATACCACCGTCGATAGCTTGAACTATCCCACCGATAGCCTCTAAACCAGTGCCTACAGCCATTAATCCTATAGTTCCAAACGTTCCCATTTTTATTTTAATATATTGGTTATGTTTATAATTACACTTTTTAGTAGTTATTTACTACTTGGTATTGCTTCAGTGCTTACCGAAAACAACTCAGCCTCAGTGGTAGAGTCGTTTACAAACTTTACACTTGCGAAATAACCAAGTGGCGAGCTTAAGTTTGCTTTATTATCTTTTGAAAAGAATATAAACTGATTACTTAAAGTTTCTGAAAAACCAGCTAAAGTATCTGCAGTTCTAACTGTTAAAGTCGGTGTAGCTAATTGATCTTGTATTTGTATAATAGTACCTATCTCAACAATGCCACTAGAAGCAACATTAAAACCACCGTCTGTAGTTGTTGATACGTAATATGCTGTGTCACCTACTTGACACGATACGTTTAAAGGTTGTGTAAATTCTAAAGTTACTAGTGCCATTATGATGCTGTAAATAAAGTGTCTAAATTAACTGGTAATGTAATATCTTCGTGCACTCTTCGTACATATAAATATCCTTCATAGTGCGCTTGGTCTGTTGAAGCGTTTGTAAACCTACCTTGAACATGTAAAACAGTTATATCTCCTTGTGCGCTAGTAATAGTTGTTGCGTCCGGATCTTCTATAACAGTAAGAGCTGTTCCATTAGGTATACTAACTTGAGGAGCGTCAACAGTTATAGTTTTGCCGCTAACGCTTTTTATAATAGTATGAGTTTGACCTGTAAGACCTATAATATTTTCACCAGTAATAGCTTGACCTACTACAATTTTATTAGTTGATCGCAGCACTATATCAGCGCTATTAGTTACAACTCCGCCTGTAACTACATCAAAACCAGAAGCTAAATTTGTTATAGTTTGATGAGGTAATAAAGCGGTCCCAGTTTTTAAACCTATGGTAATTGCTCCGCTAGCCGCATTAACTGTTTTTGCAAAAGGAACTATACAAGGATTTTTTCTTTCAAAATATAGTTCATCTCCACTTGTTATAGTAGCGTTAGCACTTAATGTTATTATATTTCCGTTAATAGAAGATATTGTTGTTTCATGTGCTATGCCGCTGCCACCAAACCTTAGCATTACGTACATACCTGTTTCTAATAAAGGATTTGGCCTTTCTATAGTTAGCCTCGTACTATTAGACACAGCAGCCGCTGCAATTGCTGTGGTAAATCTCCTCCTTGAAGATGCTTCTTGATTTATCTTAGACCTTACTATATTTATTTTCATAGCGTCTGTAGTTAAATCTTCGTAATTTGCTGTATTAGATTCGCTTCTAGGTACTAAAGACGCCGTAACTATCCCTCTCTGTATAGTTGATCTGTCACCTACAGCGCTAGGCACATTACTTCTTAACGTAGTGGTATTTAAAGCCCTAAGAAATACATCATACCTACAGTCAGTTGTTCTAGACGGCACGTTGTAGTAATGTATTCTTCTGCCACTTGATGGTATTGTAAAGTTGTTATTATAAGGATGAGTGTCTTGAAAACCTGTTACGCCTGTAAATCTATAGTAACCACTATTAGAAGCTATAACACTGCTGTTTAAGTCAGTCATTTTTTGTAAGTTAAGTTCATACTCAGCTCCAGGTGATCCAACTACAGTTATACTTCTACTACCTCCTACATGGCTAATCTCATTGTCATACTGTACGTCTGATACTATTAAGCCTTCAGGTTCTGTTACAGATGAAACTGAAACATCAAGAACTATTCTATGTCCAAGATCACACATGTTAGCCGGATCTGGATACACGTTTAAAAAAGGCGAATTAGCGTCACCTTCATCTTGAGGATTATACCTAATCCTCATGTATTTCAAATAACAAAAACCGTCTTGAAATAAAAAGTTTTGAGTTAAAGATTGCGCCGTGTTATAAGTTGAGAAGTAACCGGTACTCATGTTTTGCTCATCAAAGCTAGCGTTATCTAAGAAGTGACTAAATCCGCTTTCAGCTAAAGTACCGCTAGGAAAACTAGAATCTGGAATGTCCCCATCAATAATTCCAGGGCCATCAACTGGGCTTCCAACGGCGGCGCGCCTAACTAAAAGCTTAACTACATCGTAACTCGTCAGCTCATTATAGCTATTTTGAGGTATAGTACCAGAGAATTGATACTTGTAATAACCGTCTTCTATATAGTCGTTTGGGTTTAATAAAGTTCTAGTTATATCTATAGGCGTGTTATTTACACCATGTTGCGTGTATGTAAAATCTGCAAACGATCCACTATGAGTTCCATCTCCAGCTTGATTCCAGCTGTTCTCGTTGTTTGAAGTATTAAGCATTAAAAAATCGTACTCTACAACAGAAGTACTACTTAGAAAACCACCCATGTCTATCTCCTGTTCTATGTAAGGTAGCCACAGCTGAAAGCAAACCTGTCTGTCTTGACCGTACTGTATAGGTGAGTTAGGATTTTCGTCTATATCTAAATTATATACAGTATCAACGTTTGGCGCTGTTGTGTTAGCAAAAGTAACTACTGCTTTAACGTAATTGTTAGGCTCACCGCTAATACCTCCGTTTTGAAACTCAACCCTGTCTATTATGCTATCAGGATCTGAGTCAGGATCTACGTTCCACGACCCTCCAGTTGCTTCCCAAATGCAGCTACCAGAAGCAGTCTCTGTACTACCGCCTATTTTAAAATTTTCTTTTGTAAGATAAGCACCAGTAGGATTACCGTCTGCATCTTCAGGGTGTATTTCTAAAGTTACAGTCTGATTGTTTATACTGCCACCTCCTGTAGTAGATAAAGTTCCGTTAAGTGTTACTGTCCAATCTGCCATATTAATCTGGTGTTGTATCCCAATTAGTACCAGCTGTACTCGTTGAGCTATTTTGTACTGTTATCGTTACCGCTGCTCCAGAAGGATCTGTATCTGCATTAGTTATATTAGCAAGGCCAATACCTTGAACTGAGAACTCGTTTGTATCTAAATTACTTAATGTAGTAGTATCTCCAGTTGGGTATGCAAAATACTTACCTTCTTTATTTTTAAACTCTAACTCTCCACAAGTCTGTAAGTTTGTGGTTAAGTTATCTACATACCAACCAGCCGTTGTGTCACCTATATTGTAATACTCGCCGTCAGTAACACCATCAACTTCTATTGTACCTTGTTGTGTTCCGTCGCCCGTAGGATCGTTAGTGCTGTTATTAAAAAAGTACTGATCGTTTACGGTATCAAAGTTAGTTATTCTAGCAGCTGAGCCTTCGTAGTTTAAAGTCATAAAGCTTTTAACAACATCTGGCTGCTGGTTAAACAAGAAAGTTATATCTGATACGTTTTGAGTAGCGTAGAAGTTATTTCTTATAGGATTTATATGATGCTGCCATATATGCCCGTCAGAGAACGTATAGTAATTGTTATTCAAACTAACTCCATTTTGTACGCCTCGTATATTTCTATTATTACCTTCTGTCCAAAAAGTTTTAAAGCTAACCCAACCTTGAGATCTTTCGCTATACGATACTGTTACTTGATTATCAGGAGTTAATTGTAAAGGCGTGTGCTTTTGAGTTAACGTTAAGTTGTACTCGTTTTTACGCTCATCGTAAGAACCTAAAGCTCTTTGCACTTGATAACCGCCCTGATTATATCCAGCCATGTAATCTGCAAAGTAGTCTTTCATACCTTTTTCAGATATAGCAGTAACACCTTCTGATGTTACTTGCAAAACTTTACCGCGGTTAACATCTGTAAAATACATCTTATATGGAGTAGTAGCTAACGACTCAGGATTTGTAGATATGCCAAAGTCTCCTTGATACGCGTTGATATCACCTATAACAGCATTACTAGCTACTACTTGAGAGTTACCATCGGCATTAAATAGTATATTTCTATTAGTCGGAGCTCTTAATACTTTGTCTTCACAGAATAAAAGTATTCTAGTGTCCCTAGTTTTTAAAGCTTGTATACTACCGTTTGAAGGGTTTATTTCTTTAGTTATTGGCTCTGCTGCAATAAATTGATTTGTTTCATTTACCTTAGCTACAGCATTATATATTCCAGACCATATTAAGCCAAACCGTCTCCTCTCTTGCCTTAACTGATCGTTAGATACCGTAGCAGATACTTTAACACCGTTGTCCATCTGAGGCGCGTTAAAATCATCTCTTATACGATCTGACTCTAAGCCGTTACCAAAACACCAACAGTTGTTCCATGCTAAAACATGTTTTTGGCTAAACAACATTTGCGATGTATTAACAGTGTCAGGGCCGCCGTGCATGAGCATTGATGTAGCGCCTTCGTTAACGTTTTGTGCTACGATCATAGTTCTCAAGTTATGATCTCTAACTGTGAAAGTAATAATACTACCATTTTGAAAAGGTAGATCTGCGTTAGGATTTTGAGTAGTGTTATTTATAGCCGTTAAGTTTGTAGGTAAAGCTGGAGTAAAATTAATTGAATTACCAGTCCAAGACGTAACAGTATGAACAGTGTTAACGGCTATTAAATCTGTAGTGCTTACTGGTGCTCCACCTATTTCAGCTTGTTGGAATTGAAAACCATTAAACTCAAAAGTAGAACCTATAGGTATGTATTCTTCTTTAGTTTTGTCTGAAAGATGAATAGGTATTAAACCACTAGCTTGATAATAAACATCTAGCTCTACACTTTCTTTTGGTTCTGTTTCCCATATAGCAGCGTTGTCTGTATAAGTATCAGAGTTTACTAATATATCTGATACTATTTCTATAACATCAGGTGTTCCAAGGTTATCATGCCTAAGAGCTCTTCTGAAGTTTGGATCGTTGCCGTCTGTAACAAGGTTTGGATCAGTTCCGTGTATAGGATTATATCCAAAATCTCCGCTACCTATTTTAGGAAATACACGTATTGTAAATCTCTGCCTTCTATTCCAAGGCTGCCAAGATTTTTGATTATCGTCATTACCTTCTACGCTTTTATGATGGAAGTTTTGTATACCCCAACAGCCATCATCAGAGTTTGTTGCCCATTGCGTATTGTCATACGCATATTGTCCGTTTGCAGGATTACTCGACGACGCAAAGCTTTTTGTTGTATATATAGTACCTCCTGGATCGTTTTGAAACCTAAAATTAGTGCCAGGCGTAGTCATTTGCTCTATAAATGCTCTAGCTGCAGCGCTAGATCCAGCACTTGTATCTCCAAGGGCTACGTCAGATAATTTACGTATATTTACTTGAGAACTAAAGCTAGCGTTACCTATTGCTTCTGGGCTATCCCAATCTTCAACTGATAGACCTCCTAAAGGAAAACTACACCAAGACAAGTCCATTAAAGAGTATTGAGGATGAGATCCCCATATACCTCTACTAGGAAAACCATAACCAGTTGTTTCACCGTTTGCATTGTGTCCTTCAGCATCGCTATTTTGACTCCAAGCGCTTCCAGCACCTGCTGCAGAGTTCCAACCTGGAGGATTCCAACCATCGTTGTCAGCCCACATGTAAGTACTGTCAGGAAAAATGTTATGACCGTCTTCAGGATCTGTAGGTCCGTACCACTCGTGATCATCAGCGTTTAAAAAACCAGCGCTTTCGTCTAAAGGATTAAAAATTGTTCCAGGCTTCCTGCTTCTACATCCACTCCATGAAGCAGCAGAAGCCGCATCAATAAAAAATCTATTTTTACCCCACGTGTCGAGCCAAAAATCATATGCGCTCGTTCTATAGGTTTCAATATCTCCAACTCCATTAATTCCAAATATAGCATTTGATGTTACGTTGTCGTATATATTACTTTCACCTTGATAAAAAAGACGAGTTGATTCGTTTGTAACTTCTCCAGATGGAGGATTTGCTATATTGTTTGCTGCGTCACTAGCGTCGTTAGGATTTCCCCAATAGTGTTCGGTAGGGTGATATGCGTTGTATGGATAACGTACATGAGAATACCATCTGCCTGAAGCGTCTTGACTTACGTCTGGTGTGTTGTTATCGCTCCATTGCATAGCTATACCGCCGTGATATGCCTCCTCAGGCATTGCTCTTGCATAGCCTAGTCCGTGATGAGAATTATTACTTAAACCACCTCCGCCGTATACTGAATCACCAGTAGCCCAAGTACCAGCGTTAATGTAAGCGTTATTATTTATATAACCAACAGCAAACGAATCTACTATTTGTAAAGTATCAGAAGAAAACTCACTTAAATATTCATCAAGACCTTTATGCCTGTATATTTTAACAAAAAATCTACCATCAAACTCAGGTAAATTTTTTACAATTAATTCAGTTAACTCTATTTGAACGTTATCGTTTGCTGTAGCAAATGTATTACCCGAAGAAGTAAAAGAAATATCTTCTTCAAAAGGTTCTACTAATTTAATTTTATATGTACCAATATTTGATGGATCACCTATTCTCGCTATATTAGCTACTTCATAATCTCTACTTCTATTATCTTCATGAGTAACTTGAAGCACTAATTTGTTTGGCTGAGTTATATATAATTGATCTCCAAATACTGTTTCAAAAACACCTCCATCAACTTCAACTGTATCGTAACCTATTAATGGAAAACCGTTTCCACTAGGTGCTAGAGAACCTACTGTGCCTAAAAACTCTCTTTTTGTTTTAATAAAATCAGGAGCTTCACTTTCTATAGCGATAACTCTATACTTTGTATCGTCGTAAACAGGCTCGTCGGTTCCATGAGCTTTTTTCATTATTAAAAAGCTCTCTTCGTCTATTTTGTTTCTATCTGCTGAAGGAAAAGACAACCAAACGTTACCGTCTGCCGCATCGTACCAACGATCCATAGACATACTGTAGTATTCTATAGAACTTTCTTTAACATAGAAAGTGTAGTATTCAGCCCAATTAGGTATAACGTAGTCGTCAGGTATACTAGCTTGAAGTCTGTTCCTAGAAGCCGAATATTTTTTTTGTAGTCTTATGCTACTCTCACTAGACAGAACAGGTGTTTCCCTACCATATCTATCGCTAAACACTACACCTAACTGGTAGTCACGAAGTGTTTTTACAGATGGTAAAGGAAAATTTTGTGTAGGCTTAGCTTCTGATAAAATACTGAAATTTAGCTTAGGCTCTTTATCAATATCGTAGTTTTGTACATAATTACCGTAGACTAATCTATTAGCAGTAATTTCTTGAGCTAAAGCTCTAATAGGCACATTATCATAAGGCCTTAACAACTGATTTGATGGAACAATAGTATGTACTATATCAGTAGTTATTTCTATTTCACCTCTAGAGTTAGGATTATTTTCAAGATCTGGCCATAAAGGGTGATCATCTGTACTTCTAATAGTATCTACAGTGTATACAGTTGGATCATTAGTCTCTTTGTAAAGTATGTCTATTTCAACAACATCTTGAGGTATAGAGTCTTCGCTAGGATGGTAACCTTTTAATACAAGACTACGTATCATATTTTTCATACCAAGGTTGTGACCTTTTTTAGGATGGTAATCAAAATCGTCAGGTAAAAAAGCTACTTGTGAAAAAGGAGCAAAAGGTGAGTATTCACCATCACAATATTTATATCTGTAAGAAAATCTAGGGAACTTAAAGTTAAATAAAGTATCTTGTTGCTCTAACTTTACGTCATAAGTTTCAGCACCGGCAGTTTCACCAGTTACAGGATCTAGTAATGTAGAAGATATAGATAAAATCTCTACTGTATAAGGACCGTTTGATACTGTTGTAGGATCATTATCTACAACAATAGTGTTTACAACTCTAGCTCTTACTGTAGGATATATTGGGTCATCTGTAACTTCATCGTATATACCTTGAAGCGTAAATACTAATATATCGTTTGGTCTAAGATCAACTGCAGGTGATATATTAACGTTAGCAACCTGTGTACCTATTGGTAAAGCCTCACTAAAAGAAATAAAATTGACTGTAGCTATACCGCTTGTAGGATTTTCAATACCAGTTTCTGGGTTCACCCTATCTACGGGGCCTCTAAACATGTTAAGCTCTAAAGGTTGAGTTGGTGCTTTACGTATAACAGTAACATCTTCTAAACCTACAAATACAGCTTCATTACCTTCAGCATTAGTTACTACTTCATAACCTGCAGCGTCGTATAAAGGTATTACTAATCTAGTATGGAAAAAATCAGTATCTCCTAAAAATGTTTCATTTGTTGGATTAGCAGTAGTACTGTTTATACCGCCGTTATCTGCTCCAACTAAATAATTTAAGCCACCAGTTCCTCTGTATGATCGCTCTATATTTATTTTTTTAGGCTCGTGTTCGTTGTCTGTCCAGTATATATAATCATCTACCACGTTAATACCAGTTACTAACTTAAGATGATTAAACTCTAATACTCTTTCGCTGTAAAATCTTATAAGAGCGTTAGTTAAAGTTACAGGTTCGTTAACTGTTATTTGCCATTGACCAACTGTAGCATCATATAGTATATCAGTTACAAATACACCGCTGCCTTGACCAATAGCTCCTTGAGCTATCTCCATGCCTACACGTATACCTGTTTGGTTACTTGTAATAGAAGCTCCGTTATTTGATATATGAAATGTTGTGGAATTAGTTACAGCTGCATTAACTGTATTAGTTACTCTGTATATATCTACAAATATATACTTTATTCTTTGAGTAATAGTGTCGTACTCTAATATATAATCTTTAGCTATTAATCTCTCGTTACCATTATCTCCGTCTACACCATTAGCTACAAGATAATATATTTTATCTCTGTCTGGAACTGCTATTGACCCTACGCAAGTAGCGCCTGTGTTTTCTATATTAACAGTAGCCTGGCCAGTTCCGTCACCAGTTATTATGTTTTCACGTTTTAAATTACCAAGCAAAGTCTGCACAACTCCAGCATCGTCAGCTTCTGACGTTGAGACTTCTATGTTATGTGCTTCTCTATATTCTCCTACAGGCAATAGACGTTCGTCAATGTCTCTGTTCATCTTGCCAGCAGAGAAGTTATTTCTCAACTCTCCCATATGTTAGTGCTTAATTATTTTAGAGCTACCTCTAAGTACTTGAGTTAATTCTTCTAGCTTAATATTTGAAAGCCTAAGCTTAGCTTTTCTAGTCTCTGCAAATCTCTCTTTCTTTATAACTTGTAAAATTCCAGGTTGCGTATCTTTTCTGGCAGATAATACTCCATATAATATATGCTTGTATATAGCTTCCTCTGCTAGCTTAGGAACTTCGCACATTGTAAGATCAATACCGTCAAAGCCTGAAGTTGACGCTATACCATCGCTAATATATTTTAGCACAACTGTTTTACCAGCTACGCTAGAGCTAAAGTGAAACTTACCTTGTGTTTCATCTACAAAAAACGTTCCGTTTGCTTGTGCATACTGTGGGTCAAGTCCATATCTACCACCAACTAAATCTCCGTACACATCATCTATTTCGTCTGCATCAAGATTACCAATATCGTTTACGTTTTGAGATTTAAAGTTTTCAAAAGTAGTAGATCCAAAGTTTCCATCAGAGTCTGCGGCAGTTCTGCTTAAATCGTCATTAGCACCAGTGGTAGTAAAGCCACCATAACCTTGTACCGCTTCATTTACATCAAACGGATTACCTGATTTATTTGTAGGATATAATCTACGGAATATACCGTTGGCATCAACCCACTGTAAGCTCACGTAGTTAACGTAATCTAAAGGCATAACTAAAACTAAAGATGACGGTATTTCTACTTCTAAATCTTTAGTACACTTAAGCGTGTCGTAGCTTAATTCTTGTAAACCTCTAATAGCATGGAACGTAACATCTGAAAGCAAAACGTTTTCACATAGCTTACCTTTACCTATATAAGTTGCTGCAAAAGAGTCAATGATTTCATTTAAAGGTATATATCTATAGTTACCAAAATCTGGATTTGTGTTATCGTAATATGCTTGAGGAGCTGATTTTATTATACCCATTTATTTATAGTTTTTGAAGTTCTAATTCAGCAGCACCCATTTGAGCACCAATACTTGTAACATCAGGTTTGTTGATAACTATACCAGATAATTCTAGTATTTTATTTACAAGAGTATCTTCTTCTGATCTATGCAATTCAAAATCTACTGCGGCATTGGCGTTAAATAGAGCTTGGTTGTTAACAACTACGTAAGCCCACTCAGCAGTTACAGGAACTCTAAAACACTCTACAGTTACGTTACTAGTTTCTTCTTGAATATTACCTGCATACACAACTATATCTCTACCTGAAACTCTATTATCTGTATAAAAGGGAGCTTGGCCTGCTGTAGAAGCCATATGCCTTGTAGACTTTTTCAATCTCTCTGCGTCAAACATAGAGACTTTTTGACATGGCTCGTCATTTAACATTACCATACCGTATTGAAATATAGGTTGCTGTACGCTATCAACTGTAGTAGTAGTTGGAAACGTATGACCACTTGTAACAGGTAAAAACTCAGAAAACGGATTTAACTTTCTAGCTAGCAGCTCGTCAATATCTGTTTCGTCTACTTCATTAGTTCTATTAGGTTCTTGCCTATTACGTAAGTTCTTTGAATAAAAATAAGACTCAAAAATTTTCATTTGAGCCTGGTTTGCCAATAAGTTAAACTCTTGAGGAGTTATATAACCTCGCTGCTCTTTATTAGCTAGCACTAATACTCTTGAATATACTGTGTTTATACTTACTGCCATAATTCGTTTTTAAGTATAGTGACCGCCCCGAAGGGCAGTCACATAACTAGTTAATTTAATCTTTTCTCTATATTAGAGTAAATTTCCATACCTTCATCAGTCTTAAACCAATGCGCTAAAGCTGTGTATGGATGCTCGTCAAAAGGTACCGTCATGATCTTTCTGTCGTTTGATCCCCACATAAAGTAGCGTTGATCATTTGAAAGCTTAATAATACCAAGCTCAACTGCTTTAATACCGAAGTTCCTAAGAACTACATTATCGTCATTTAACAGCTCTAAGAACACCGCAGGATTATTTTTAGCATATAGTAACAAATCTCGTCTAAGCTCCTTAGAACTCATCTTAGATACTCTAGAACCAATTTCTACCCTCATTATAGCCTCAGCCAAATCAATATCGATATCTTTCGCAGCAACAAGCGCGTCAACTTGCATTTCTAAAATATCAATTTGATTTTCTGCTATTTGAACAGGTTTATGCTCGTAGAATAATTGACCATTATGCGGGTGATATAAAGACAAAAGCTTCTGAAGTGTCTGCTTGTTTTTAGGAACGTGTAAAGCTCCATTTAAAAACACAATATGCTCAAGTCTTTGGTCACCTTTCATTTCGTCAACAAACGGTGTTTTTTGATTTTGACAATACTTGAGCTCTCTTTCGTAACCTTTTTCTTCATCAAAGTAGTATATATTTGAAGATCTTATAGAGTACGACAAAGGCTTTCTCTTGCCTTTCAAATAATACACTCGGTCTTTAATTTCCCAAGTGTTCTTTGGTTTTTCTTCAACCACTGTAGTTGTTTTAGGTTGTGGTTTTGGAGCTGGTGCTTCAGCAACAACTACTTCTTCAACCACTAGAGGTTCTTCTACAACCTCTACTTCTTTTTTCTTTTTAGCCATAATATAATATAATTAAATAATATAAAACTACCCCACCCGAAGGTGAGGTAGTTTCGTTAAATATAGATTACTTCATCAACATGAAGTTGTTAGCTCCCTGAGTAACTAGACAACGCTCAGTTAACATGTGAAGCTGCATCGCGTCAAGCGCAGATGTAGCAGCACCTACTGAACCAGTAACCCAAGTCTTCATACGACGATCGTCAGTTTGAGAAGCTCTGTAACGCACGTGTAGGAACGGACGCTTAAGGTTCTTACCAAGAATTTGATCGTATACAGTTGAAGTACCAGCTGGAATAATAACACCGCGGATAGCGTTAGCCGAGTTAGCAGAGTTAATGCTTCCACGAGTAGCTTGATCGTTTAAGTAGCGGAAGTCAGACTTGTAGAAGTCGTAAGATCCACGACGGAAACCTGAGAAGCCAAGGTTTAGAGCCATGTCTTCATCATTGTCAAACACACCGTAAGAAGTACCACCAGCACCGTAAGAGTTTAGTGAAGCAAGCATATCGTCGATAGCTAGAGATGTAGTTCTGTTAACGAATAACATGTTTTCCTCAATAGCTCCTTGCTTATCAAATTCAGCTAGGATAGCATCGAACTCAGCTAAGTCAGTTGCAGCGTTCACACCAGTTACACCAGTAGTGATGTTACCTCTAGACTCAATAGCAGCGAATAAACCTTCAGTACCAAATGAATCTCCATCAGCAGTTAAGAAGTTGTCAACTAATAGCTCAACTCCAGCAGCTGCGTCATCATTCTTCTCGCCTTCAAGCATAGCCATTTCAATGTAATCAGTGAAACGAGCGCGAGTATCAGCTTCTGCCTTTAGGTACCATAGGTAACCTGACTGACCGTCTTCAGCTGCTACTTCAACCCAACCAATACGAGACGCATCTGATCCAGATACTTCGTAGTAGTCCTTCATGATGATAGGCTTGTTAGAGAAAGACTTGAATGTAGGTTCGTTAGCACCTCTAGTATCAGCTGTTTTAGAAGCAGCATCATTAGTGTAGTAACCAGTACCTTTACCGTACTCAGAACCGTAAACTAGGATAGTAGTGTCTTTAACTCCGTTTTCTGTTGAGAAACCTGCAGCGGCTAAAGTAATGAAACCGTAAGGTCTAACTACGATAACAGCGTCGTTAACGTTAGAAACGATACACTTAGCTACAGCTTCAGAGTTAGCAACGATAACAGTATCGTTAACACGAATACCGTGATTAGCAGCTGTGAAACCAGAAGTTTCATCAATATCAGCTTCGATAGTAATGCTACCACCACCAGTAGCGTCATTGTCTTCAATATGACCTTTGTACGAAAGGTGTAAGCGACCTTGCTCAGACCAAACAACTTGGTCAGCTGTCATTGCTTCTTCAGCTCCAACTTGTGAAAGGAAACCAGAGATTGTTCTTGGACCGAACACCTCAGCTTCTTTCTCCATTAGATCTGGTACGTATTGTTGTGACCAACCAGCGTTTGATGAGCTAGCGAGGTCTAGATAGTTTGAATTAAGCGTGAGCTTTTGTGGAGCTGGTACGCTATTCAATAAATCTCCTGCAGTAATTGCCATTTTTTCTTAATTTTTATTTTTTATTTTTCATTTTAAATTTAAAAGAGGCTGAGTCATCACCTAGTATTCTAACTTTATATCCGCCTTCACCACCGACAAATTCTTGTCTAGAACTAGTGTCAACATTTTTAGATTTTGCAAATGTTTCTTTTAATGCATCTGCTTTACCTTGCTCGTAGAAATGTTTAGCGACTGCATCCGCGTTCATAGCTGTGAATAAGCTTTTGTGATAACCTTGAGCATCACTTAGAGTATTATCTTCATCAAGAAACTTTCCGATAAAGTTATTAATATCACTTTGAGTGTTTTTAATTTGCTCGGCGTCTTTAACTGAATACCTATATTTCTTGTCACCGACGTTATATTCAAAACCTTTGAACTTGTCGTTAAACACTTTATTGGTCTTCTTATTAAAAACTAACTTTTGCCTTTCACTAGTTTTCTGCGTCTGTTCAGACTCTTTATTATATCTATTAAAGAAATCAATAGCTTTTTGCTGCTCAGGAGTGAGCTTGCTTCCAGCTTTAATTTCTTCATAGTACTTAGACTTTTGCCTGTCTAAATAGGCTTTAGCCTCTGCAACTTGCTCTTTTCGGGCTAATTTTCTTCTCTTTATATCACGCTCATCATCTATTGATTCATCATAGGCAAATTGATCTTCCATCAAAAAGTCTACTTCTTCAGAAGATAGATGAGGTTTAGTTTCTTTATAGTATTCACGTAAAGCATCTTGATCGTCTATATCTTCGATATTTCTATTTAATCGTACATAGTCTTCAAGATCTCCACCTGTTTCGTCCATAAAGTTAATAAGCTTTTGTACGTTCTCAGGAAGTGGACCACCTGTAGCTTCAGCTTCATCTATAGCATCAGATATTTCTTCTTTTAAATCTTCAACTTCTTGTTCGGAAACTTCTTCTAGTACTGGCTCTTCTTGCTGTACTTCTTCAATAACTTCTTCTGTAGCTTCTTCTGTAGCTTCTTCTACAGGTTCAGCATTTTGATTTGATAAATCTACTTTAATAACGTCAGGATCGTCCGCGCTATCAAATTTAGATAAATCAATCTCTGGTTGCTCTTCTACAACTTCTTCAACTTCCTCAACTTGAGGCGTCTCTTGTTCTACCTCTTCGATTACTTCTTCGAGGTCTGTTTGTTTATTTTCTTCCATAATAAAATATTATATAATTAATTTCCAACTTGTGGGTTAAACTTATCTAAACCCACTCCGCTTCCAAGTATATCATTACCTGAAGACTCAAACTTTTTAATTTTTTCTCTTTGATCTTTTCTGTCTTCACCAACTTTTTGCATGCGCTCACTCCTCATACCTTCTTGTTGCCTTAATTTTTGGTTAAGTTCGAACTCAAACTCCATCAACTCTTTCTTTAGTTTGACTTCTTCTCTAAGCTGATTTAATCTACCTTGACTACGCATCTGCTCTAATTGCATGTCCGCTTGAGTTTTTGCCTGATTTTTTTGTATCTCAGTTTGAGCAATTGCTTGTTGAGCTTGCGCATTTGCTTGTGCTTGCGCTTGTGCGTTTTGTTGTTGGATTTGTTGATCTCTCTCTTGTTTTTTCTTACGCTTTATTTTTAACAGTTGATTAGCTAGCTTGATGTTTCTAACTTCTCTAATATCTATCGCGTCATCTAAATCTATCAACTGTTGGGTTAGCGCTGTTTGTATGTTATTTTCTAACTGCTGCTTCTCTTGCTCATCAGGCTCTAGTTCTAAGAATATGCCAAAATCATATAAGTAAAGCTCTGACATTTCTTTTAATGTAGCAACATTGTGCGAGCCTATAGCGTGTATAAAAGCGTCTTTAGTTGGAGAGTATTCTAGTATATCAGATATACGTAGCGATAAAGACTCTGCTACTTCTGAAGTTAAATACATAGAGCCTAATAGAATATGCCTTGTAGCCACATTTGAGTTAGCGGCTGCTAGCTTTTGCACGCCTACTAATGATTTAGGGTCTGGTAAACTAGCATCTCTAGCCTCGTTTAAACCAGTCACGTCTCTAATCATTTGCAAGTAGTAGTTGTAATTACCTATTAAAGCCTGTAGTTTGCCACCTGCTCCTTGACCATTAGATATTTGTTGGATAGGTATTTTACCAGGATTTTGATCACCATCAGCTGTAAAGCTCCTACCAATAACACTACCAGTTTGGAAGAACATGTTAAGAGCTTCTTGAGGGTTATAATTAGTTCCGTTGCCTAAATCTATTTCAGCAAGTCCGTCTGCATCAAGGTACACACCATCTGGTACCATGCGCGACATCACTTGCTGTAGTTTTAAATGAGTAAGCTGTATCATATCTGCAAAGCCAGTTATCCTGCTTACTAACGACTCAACTCTACCTTCATACATGCGCGGAGCTACTAACGAGTAGTTCATCTTAACTTTGTTAAAGTTAGACTTGCTTCTCATCATATTCTTTGACTTACCCCACCTAAGTAATTTATTTGTACCAAGAACTATAGCTCCATCAAAAACACACTCGACAGATCTAGATAATCTACTGTAACCTCTTTCTTCATTATCAGGAGCTTTAAACGCGTCTGATTTTTCAATAGCCTTCATGCCTCCGGTAGCAGTCTGCTTAACTTTATAAACATCGTTCATATAAGTCTTATAATTAAAATATAAAACTTGAACTTTGTTCTTGTCAACTTCATTTATTCTTCTACCTCTTAAATACCTTTTAGAAGAGTTATCGTATATTTCTTTTAAATCAAGCTCTGTTAAGTTTGGAAACTCTCTAGCTAGTTCGTTAATTGGTATTGTTTTAACTTCACCTATATAATATATATCGTCAAAGTGAGGCGACTCAGTGTAAGAATAAACAACATTAACTGGGTCTACATAATCTATAGTTACGCCTTCGCTGTAGTTAAAATTAGTTTTAACACAAGCTATACCTAAAACAGTAAGATCATGTATTAATCTCCTTCTTGTTAAATCGTATTTGTTACTTTCTAGCAAAACGTTAATAGCCTGCTCTTCTGCTATCTCAACAGCTTGCTTGTAATTGAGCTGCATATGTAGATCTAACTCTTCTTTTGTGTCAGGTAACTCTTCTTTTTTATTTTCGTATAAGTTTATATCAAATAGCTTAGCAGCTTGATCGTTGTAAACTTTAGCGTCCATATCTCTTTGTATAGACTCCATGTACTCGGTGCGCTTGCTTACACCGTATTGATCTTGAGAATAAGCATGGACATTGAACATGCGCTCTGACATACCGTTAACTACTATATCTACAAACTTAGGTATAATAGGCACAGGCTTCCAGTCTAAATTAAGATAAGATAAATCTCCGTTAATTGATAGCTCATCTTTATACTTTTGTATAGACTGTTCGCCTCTGGCGTATAGTCTTAGTTGATGATACTTTTGTTGAGAAGATCTATACCTACTATTATAAGTATCTTTGAACCACTCTGACTCTATTGCTTTTGCAACTTTAAGTCCATAGTCTGGACTCATTTTTTCTAAGTCAGATACAGCTTGAGACGGAAAATTAACATATATATTTTCAGGCATGCCTATTTAATTATCTGGGATGTAAATCCTTTATTATCGTATTTTGATATATTTAAGTTTAACGGTGTTCTTTCGACTTTAGGGTTTGGTGCGTACAAGTGTCTATTGCAAGCCATTATTGCTAAACCTGAACTTATTGAAGCATCGTGCTTCGTTCTGCGGTTAATATCAAACTTTGACCAGTCAAGTAACGTATCGTTAAAATACATTGTACCGTACTCACCATCACCTTTGTGGCCTACGTGATTGTTGATATACATTTCAATAGCTGCAGCATGAGCTTGTTTGATGTCTTCACTTGAATTTGGTATACCACCAACTTCTTTTTCAGCGGTTGATAACTTCTTCCAAGATTTATCCGGTCTGTTCATACTGTATCCTCTATATCCTCTACGGCGTAGATAATACAGTAGACGTGGTTTATTGTTTTCCGCAAGTAAAGGCATACCGTAAAAAACTAATGCCATTAAAACGTCTTCAAAGAACATTTCTGCGGTTTGTGGTCTTGCTATGTACTCTAAGAAGAAAGTACTCGACGGCGCTTCTTCCATAGAAAATTTCGTAAGTCCGTGTAAAGCACCTTTAGAACCGCGACCGTCAACTGTGCCACTGATATCGTAACTATCGCAACCAAAGGCGCCAACGTGATCATTACCGGGATATTTAATTCCATTTTTAATTATATGCCTATTTTGTAAGTTAGCAGGCGGCACCCAGCTAACACTAAACCTACCGTTTGGATCTGGGTGAAATACTACTTGTGTATCTTTAACTCCATTAATCCAACCAAAACTTCCTCTAGTAACATGTGCATTATGCCTGCTACCTTCGTTAAAATCTATTTGTTCGTATATTTTAATTAAGTTAAATATACTATTTTTAGTCTCATCTCTAAACGCATGTTCTTCAGTTCGCGGAAACTGCCTGTAAAACTCGTTAAGTGCGTCTTGATCATCTCGTAAGCCATCAGCTTCGTTTTCCCAATGATCAATAACACCTACGTCTATTAATTCACCGTCCGGTCCATGTCGTACATCATCACTTCTACTATCAAAGACTGGAAGTCCGTATTCGTCAATAAATCCTTCATAGTTCCATTCCATTGGGATAAAGAGAGAATATAAGCCAGACTTCGTTTGTCCATTACGATTTCGTCGCGTGACGTCAGAATCATTGTATAGTTTTTTAAAGTTATCTCCACCCTTGTCAAGCGCATTGCTGGTTGAACCCATCAAGCACTTACCAACGATTTTACTACCTAACCTTAAACAGGTTTTAGTAACTCGCCAGTTGTTTAATATGTTATCAGGCTTTTCCCACTTACCACTTTCATCATGTACTAACAAGTTTAGCTTTTCGCCGTCGTAGCTATTGTCGCCAGTATTTTTCCAGTCAATTGTAGTATCAAGACCTACTATCTCTTCAAGCTGTTCGTTAGTTTGTATTTTTTTACGAGTAAACTTACTAGCCGGAACTCTATACGCAAGCTCGGACTTTGGACGATCCATACCGTCTTGTATTGGCTTGAAAAAGAAAGGGTAGTTTAAAGATATAGGCACAACCTTATCAGTAAACATCTTCTTTGCATCGGCTCCAGACTTAGAGAGTATCCCATATCTACTATCACTCGATATAGTGGCTAAGTTAACTGTCTCAGCTGACGACATAAACGAGAAACCTGAACGACGGTTTTTAAGGTAGCACATCCCATAGCATCTCTTATCAGCTTTACAGGCTTCCCAGAATATAAAGAATAGTCTGTTCGCCTCTCTAAAGTCTGGAGCTCCAACATCAATCTTACTCCATTGCAGGTACATATAGTGTGCACCTGTTATGTATGTCGGCACGCCTTTATTTGTAAACCAAAAGCCTTCGTCTCTACGCTTGAACTCTTCGTCAATATAGTCGTACCACTTTTCTTTCTGTTCGTCTGGATAATCTCTCCAGTCGAATATATTTTTTATACGGCTAAGCTCTTTTGGATATTCAGTCTTTACCCACTTGTCTTCTTTATGTTTAAACACATTAGAGGCGGGCACGCGCGGCAACGCGATTTGCAACCCTTGGATTTCAAGGACTTCTCCGATTTGCCCGGTCTTTGATATAACTACGATATCATAGTCTTTATCATAACCGTATTTCCATTTTTTACCACGATTAAGCCTCGTGATAGTTGTTTTCTTAATTGGTTCTACAATCTTTACTAAACTCTGCTCGTACATTATTTAGATCTACCTTCAGCAAAACCTTTGAAGACACGCTCTTTCTTTTCTTCTGGAGACTTACCATCTAGTAAGTTTTGTTCTTCTTGGATTCTAGCTAATATCTCGAAGGCGTCGAAGATCGCAAGCTTCTTTGTAGCAGCCGCGTTCTTAAGCCTATCAGCAGATACATCATCTTCAGTGTTAGTGATGATTTTTTCCTCTGCTACTTTGATAAGCTCGTTAACAGCTATCTGCCCAGCTTGGATTATACTCTTCTTCGTCTCCTTGATATTCATATTTAATTGTAATAAATTGAGATGGTATGCGATATAAACGTTTACCATCAATAACGAACTCACACTCTATATTAGGCCTAAAACCTACAATAGAGTTTAGCTCTGCTCTGCCATCAGTATGTTTAACAATACCAACTAAAGGTTTTTCAGTATCAACGCTTAATTTGCTATTGTCCTTAATAGGTTGTACAAAGCAATAACCTTGTGGGCATATCCACTCTTCGTCACGCTTGTACAAAAATATCTGATCATCGTTTACAAAGTATTTATTTTCTTCGTAGTACGATCTACTATTACGTTCCTTACCTTTTACATCATGCCAACGCCTAAATACATTAAAGTGCACTATAACAGTATCACCTACTTGTATTTCTGTATTGCCTAACTTCGGTGTAGATATAACTTTAGCAAGTCTATTGACGTGATGATGATTAAATACATCTGTATTAAGTATTAATTCTTTATCACCTACCTTTGTAGTGTTGTTGTATCTTTCACCTACAGGCTCTACAACAAAGTTGTAAAGCGCTTGCATTAGTATTCTAAGTTATATTCTACAGATATCGCCATATTCTTATTAAAGTCTTTCCAAGGAATAACAGCTTTATCTTTTCTAATATATATAGAATACTTTTCAGTTTCTTCTAAAATATCACATATTGTATGACCGCCATACACTTCTTGTCCAACAGAATAGTGCATAGCGTCATTTTTATAATCTTTACCGATCGTGATTTTACGAATCAGATGGCTCATCTTCTTTGTAGTTAATAGCTCCAGATTTTATATCAATATCATCTGTGCCGTATTTGTCTTTAAAATTTGATTGCATTTCATTAAGCCTATCATTGCCTTGGAATAAGGCATGTAAGGCGTTATGCTTTTGTACTTCCATAGTTCCAATATCAAACTGTAGTTTATTTATAGCTGTAACTACATTTCTAAGCTCTTGAAGCTCTTCTTCAGAGATATTCTCTGGTTTTAGGTCAATGACCTTTTCTTTCTTTTTACCCATAATTAAATTGTATTAAATTAAAATTGTTTTATTAGTATCCTTCAGTGTAAAATACACTAGTATTATCTCTTAACATAGCATCAAATTCAGATTTATCGTACACTGTTTTTGAGCTAAATCTACTTGGCACAGTATCAAATATAAATATACCAGACCCGTCTGAGCCAATACGCCTAATTTGCTTTATAGGAAGATTAGCTACTCCCCAATCTACTATGTCTTGCGTTGTTAGTATTATAAACTTATCCATTATCAAGAAGGTACTGTTGAGCTAAACGTAGCTCCGTTATTTGTTCCGTCACTTGTTCCAGCGGTGTCGGTCACATCATCTTCAAATCTGTAGTATAATAAAAGACCATCGTGAGCACTTTCATCTTTTGGTGCGCCGCTGTTATATATAGCCGTAACTTCACTAGAAGAAAGTACTTTATTAAAGATAGCAACTTCATCTATTAAGCCATCGTAAAATTGATCTTGAGTGCCATCATCGTTAGTTGCTCCAATATTTAGTTCTAAACCTCCGTGATCAAAAGCATTAAAATTAGCTTCACTAATAACTAAAAATCCGCCGCCTAAAGCTGTATGAGCAGTATCAACGCCGTTTACATATATTTTTGTAGTAGCGTTTCCACTAGATACTTTTTCTTCTGTAACAACTATATGTTTAAAATCGCTTTGAGCGCCGTCAGTAAAAACACCAGCGCCAGTAGCGACTATGTTAAGAGCACCATTAGAAATATGATTAAAACCTATTGCGCCATCTGTTGAATTATATAATTCAACCATATCCGCGTTAGCTCCTGTTTCAACTCCTAATATAGTTTTAAACGCGCTTGGATGACCGTCATCAGGTTTCACCCAAACACTAAAACTAAAACTATCTCTGAATAAAGTGTTAGATGTGTAGTTAGTATCTACATAATCGTTAGTACCATCTAAAGATAGAGACTTAGTGTTTGAATAAGGTATTGCACCTTCTACATATGGCGATAGTAAACTAGCTCCTAAACCTAACATTAGTTACCAATATAAGCTATTAATGGTGTAGACCTGTTATTAGTAATCTTAGTCCATCTACCGTAAATAGTTACTCCTTTTGGAAAAGTATTACCGTTGTCTATTACAGTACCACCTGCGCCAGATTCACCAAGGTCTGGCGATAGCACAGTGTCATGAGCCGCTGTGTCTGTTCCAATAAATTCTAAACCTGCAGTAACGTCATTATCAGCAACTAAACCATTAGAACTATTAAAAGCTGTATCTGCTAAAAATGTAATAGCGACAAAAACTTTGCCTGACGGAGGTGTTAATGCACCGGTGCCGTCACTAAATACACTACCCATTTGTCCGAAGCCATATGAGACCTCTGTTGAATTAATTCCCATTTTATTTTTTTACTTTTTCTATAGATCTACCAGCAAAGTATGCACCAAAAGCGGTGAGCATAAGTATCTGTAGTAAGTCTACATATGAATCTTTAACATTGAAAGGTAATGTATCTACACTATCAAAAACCATTGTTAGCATAAACATACCCATTAAACATATAAGCGTTAAAGGTCTAATAAGCTTAGCGAGCTTTACATCGCTACCCATATCAGCCTTCCATCTTTCGCTTACGTTATTTTGAAAAGCAACCTCAGCATCTACAGCAGCCATACCAGCTTCTGTATCTACGTCTGGATCTTTATCAATAAGGTTTTTAACTACACCTAACGCACCTTGATCTGGCAGAAAGTCTCCTACTACGTCAAGAACATTTGGCGCTTTGTTTTTTAGCCATTTACCTAGGCCTGTGTCTTTAATTTTCTTCATGCGTTTTTCTCTGCTTTAACGGCGCGCTTTTCCCAAGGAAGAGCGTTAGGTCCCGATGAAGTACCTACTTCAACCCACTTGCCGTTATACTTAACCATGTCCTTACCATTTCTAGTTTGTCTATGGTATGTTTTATTACCGTCACGTATGTAGTCTTTGCCGTAATCAATTTTACCTTCAGCTAACTCTTTAGCGTGTAGGCTTTCGTGAGCTACAGCTCTTTTATATAAGTGACTACCTTTTTTAACGTCTTTGTCTATAGCTATTTTACCACCATGCATAGCTTCGCCAATTACACCCTCTTCTAAATCTTTATGCACTATTTTAAACTTATGCTTCTTTTTTATATTGCCACTTTCTGCAATACGTCCAGATCTATTTCTATTAAGTTTAAAACCCATTATCTATCTTTGTCTCGTATCATATCATCTATAGCTTTGTTATAGACTTTATCTGTATACGACTTGTTGTTAAAAAACACACTGCGCTCTGAAGTTGGTAGATCTTCTTCGCCTAGCAATATGCGATATATTCGTGTAACTAGCTGCGAGCATTTAAACGACGTCTTAAACACAGAGTACTTAATACTAGTTCTGTTTCTATGTCGCCAAACCTCTATCCAGCCAGCTGATCGGAGTTTCTCCCACCTTTTCTTATCCCAAGAATATGTGTAAGCACCCTCGATAAATTCGTTACGGGTAAATCTACCCTTGTGATCTAGATATATAAGTAGTTCTAGATCAGCATCAGTTAATCCATAAGTCTTACAGGCCCACTTACGCGTGAGCCTGTAGTACTTAAGGATATTCATATCACGCAAATCTTGCGCTGTTAATCTCATGTTAAGCTATAGAGTCTATACCTGTCATTTGAGAGCTAACATATGCGCCTGCTACGTCATCAGCTATTACAAGTACGCCATCTGAATGTACGGGCCCGCCAATAGCTTCAGCTATATCTTTAATAGCTTGAAACTCATCAGCAGTACTAATTGTTATTGTTGTTTCTCCAGAGGGAGCGTCAAAAGACATTACAACATCTCCATTTACACCTTCAACATCTTGTAATCTGTCAAGTGGGTATGCTAAACAATCGTTTGCCGCGTTTTGAAATAATAAAAATTTTGTTTTCATCTTAATTAGTTTATTATGTTAATAATTACGCGATAGTGCTACATCCAGTGATTTCTGGAACAATTGTTACTGTAGCTGTGGCAGCTGCTGCGTCAGCTAGTACTGCAACGTTTGATTGCATGTTTCTACCTCTTCCGTTCAAAGCCCCACATAAAGCTTTTAAAGCCGCGAACTCATCATCGCCAGTAGTAAGAGTTACCGCTGCAACATTCGCTGTTGCATCAAAGTTTAGTACTAAAACTCCAGTACCACCATTAATACTTTTTAGTTTTCCTAATGGTGACATCATCGAGTCGTTATCTCCAACTTGAGCTATTAGCATTATTTCATCTGCTCTTGTCATGTTTTCTTTTTTTTAAATTGTTTGTTTAAATGTTTACCGTTTAAGG